TCCTGGGTCGGTTTGAAAAAGAATGGGTAATTGACGGATATGGGTACCACCTTATCGGTGAACATACTCTTCGCGTCAAGTCCGGACTTGGATAATATACCATACCTACTGTCACTTGATATTGTTGCCATGTTATCTGCCTCTCCTGATGCCATGAATGAAAATCCTGATCGTCTATTCTTAAGGTAACACATTCCATAGGATCGTTTATCTGCTTTACAAGCTTCCCAGAATATGAAGAATAATCTATTTGATTCTCTAAAATCTGGTGCCCCGACGTCAATCTTAGACCACTGCAAGTACATGTAGTGAGTACCAGTAATGTAAGTAGGAACGTTTTTGTTATAAAACCAAAAACCTTCTTCCCTACGGGTAAACTCTTTATCAATGTAATCATGCCATTTTTCTTTAAAATCTTGCGGATATTGTTTCCAGTCGAATGTTGTTTTTATCTTACTTAAAACTTTAGGATATTCAGTTTTATTCCATTTGTTATTATCAAATGTATGAATATCTTTTTTTTCAGGTAAGGCTATTTTAAGATTTTGTATTTCATAAACCTCTCCAATTTTACCGGTTTTACTTATAACAACCATATCATGGTCTTCATTATAACCGTACTCCCACTTGTTATACCTATTCATTCTTTTAAGAACCTTAGGTTTTATGTGGTCGGGTAATACTTTATATAGAGTTTGTTGATACATTATTTTTTAGATCTACCTTCTGCAAAGCCTTTAAAATTACTTTGCTTTATTTCTTTTGGTTTTTCATCTAACATATCCTGCTCTTCTTGTATTCTATTTAATATTTCAAAAGCATCAAATATTGCTAATTTTTTTGTTGCCGCTGCATTTTTAAGTCTGTCAGCAGATATATCGTCGTCCGAGTCTACAATAGGTTCTTTAGCCACCTTTATTAATTCCTCAACTGCTTTTTGCCCAGCTAGGATTATATTTTTCTTCGTTTCCTTGGTGTTCATATTTAATTACAATATCATTAGATTTCATACAATAAAGTCTTTTGCCATCGACAATAAACTCAAACTCTCCAAAAGGTTTAAAACCAACTAAATCTTCTTCGTTGATTCCTAGCGCTTCTAACGAGCTATTTCCATATTTGACTATACCAATAAGTCTTTGTTCTAAACCTGTATCTACTTCGTTAAAATCTTTAATAGGAGCTAAAAAACATCTATCTCCAAGAGCTAACCATTTGTTTTTAGGTTTATATAAATAAACCTGATCAAGTTGAACAAAATACATATTATCTTTAAAATAAGACTTACTGTTTTTTTCCCTACCTTTCATATCATAAAATCTTCTAAAGACGTTATGATGTATCATAATTAAGTCACCTTTTTTAATAGGTGTTTTAAAAGCTTTGGGAACAGCAATAACTTTAGCAATATTATTAACAGATTTAAAACTTTCTATCTTTGTGTTAATTATAAGGCTTTTGTCACCTACTTTTACATTATTAGAATATCGCTGGCCAACAGGCTCAACGATAAAATCAAATAAGCTTTTCACTAATATTCTAAATCGTACTCAACGGAGATTGCCATGTTAGAATTAAACTTTTTCCATGGCAATACCTCGTCTCGTTTTTTGATAAAAATATTATAAGAATTATCTTCTTTATCAGAAAGTATATGTGATATAGTATGACCACCATATACTGACTGCCCTATCGAGTAGTGCATAGCATCAGTTTTGTAGTCAGAACCAATACTTATCTTTCTAATAATTGAAGACATTATTTCTTATCCTCTTCTTTTTCAATAGGTTCGTATGTTCCATCTTCTAAATTAATATTGATAGAGCCATATTCTTCTTCTAGTTCTTTTTTGAAGTCTTCAGTCTTTTTGTTTTCTTCATGGAACTTTCCTAATACTGCGGATTTTTGGGCTTCTAAGAAACCAACTTCATTTAAGATCTTATTAAGTTCTTTTTGAAAGCCTTGAATCTTTTCTAATTGGTCTTTGGTAATCATTGATTTTACTTCACTCATTTTATTAAATTTAATTATTTGTTGCTTATTGCTTTAAATTTTTCTGCACCTCGAGAACCAAAATAAGCAACATAAACGGTTATCAAAAGTGATTTTAAAAGGTCGATCCAGCCAGTATCAATACTAAAAGCTATATCAAACCCATCTAATAGAATAAAAATAACAAGAGATATTGTTAAAAATATCAGAGTCATTGGTCTTGTGTTTTTTGAAAGCCATGAATCTGACTTCATATCGCTGTCCCAACGCTTTGTAACCTCTTGTAATTCAGTCATATCTTGCTCTAATAACTTAAGAGCTATTTCTTTATCTTGTGGTGGTAGGTCTGGATCTTTATGTATAAGATTTTTAATCATACCTAGCGCACCTCGATCAGGCAATATATTACTAATCACATCTACAATACCTGATTTACCTAATAGGAATTTACCTACTTTAGTATCTTTAAATTTTTTTTTAGGATTTGGCATAAGCTTCTTTTTCCCATGGAAGGTTTTTAGCACCTTCTTGCATTTTAGATCTTGAATATGTCTTACCCTTCCAGTAAACAGCACTGTCATCATAATCTAAATCACCTCTTTTCATTTGATCGATGTGTATAGACTCATGATTTATAACGTCTTCTATCTGTTTAGGATCTTTAATATCTTTATTTATTATAATGGTTCCATTATTATTGGCTTTACCTAATACACCTTCTTCCATACTTACATTGTAAATAGGTGTGCTATCATAAGAATATGGAGGGTTATTGAGTTTAAATGCCATTATTTTCCAGGAAACATTTTGTTAAGTTGTTGTTTACGCTGTTGGCAGCCACAGGGTATGTTTAAACCCTGTGACACTGCATCAACAACTTTCTTAATACCAGTTGCTTTAGTGAAAGATTCTATTTTATCACCTAAGCCTCTTTTCATTACGCTTGTACGAATGATCTCCAGTACATTCTGTTTTTAGGAGTAGCTTGATCAAATCCTAAAATACATTTAGACTTAACGCCTCCTGGGTTAGCAGTAAGTGAATAGTTTAATGCATCTTTTAAAGGTGCTCCAGCTGGAGTTACTGGAATGTTACCAGCTCCTACAGCAGCTCCTGAATCTTTTATTGAAGCAACTAATGTTACAATATCAGCAGCACCTACTGGTGAATCTAATAATACTGTTAAAGTACTTACATCTGTTTGTGTGACTTCAATAATTTTGTCTACATTGATTAGGTGTTCGCCTTCTCCAAATTGAGAAGCTCCTGCAACACCACTGTTTGTGTTATCAACTACGTTGATAGAAATAAATTTTGCCATGTTTTTAATTTTTTAGTTTGTTAATTGGTTAATTTGTATTTATTTATTTTTACTCTTTTTCTTTTTTATTTTTTTACCTACTTTATCCATTTTATCTTCTAGCTTATACATCTTTTGTTCTTCTGATTCACTAGTTTGACCCATTTCAAAACGATCATAAAGTTCTTTATGTTTAGCTGATAGCTTGTCCATTCGTTTATTAGGGTCTAATTTAAAAGGAGATCCTAAATTAAACATTTTCGGATATTTAGTTTTTCCTGATTTTCCCATTATGCTTTCTTTTTTGGTATTTTAGTCATTTTTTTAGTCATCGTTGCTTTCATTTTTACTTTTTTAGGATCAATTAAAGGAACGGGTGAGCTTTTGTGTTTACCCTTCATTTGTAATGCTGCTTTTGCTTTATCATAATTTCCATCATTATCAGCCATAGCTTTTGTAAATTTATTACCTTCTAAAGGTGATTCCTCTTCTTGTTGATAAGCTACAGCTTTTTTACCGGCCATGTGCATGGCTGATGCGTGTTTAGCAACTGGATTATCTTTCATCAAGTTACTTTTTTGTTGTTTGTTTGATTCGCCTCCGTATGATATGTTCATATTAGGCTTGTTCATTGAAAATCCCATAATTTATTTTTTAAGTGTTTAGACAACCAAGATCCCTTAGAATCTGTCTTAGAACCTGCTTGTGCGTTTTCTGCATAATGTTTTCTTGCACCTTTAGAAAGTGACTGATTGCTAGCTTCCTTTACGTCGTAAGCTGTTTTTTTGCTAATGTTTGGCATAATGTTTTTTTTTATTTTTTTCCTT